GAAGAGGCGACCGTTCCCTCACGTACAGAAAAAATTCCCTCCTAGTAACAATCAAATGGAACCCCAAAGGGGCAAAAGGTTAATCAAATGGCGGGCGTAAAAGGGCGAAGCGGTGGCAAGCGGGAAGGGGCAGGGCGCAAAGCCGTAATAGTGCCCCTCGAAGACGTGCCCGCACGACCTGAACGCGTGACAAGCCCGAACGATGCGCAAGTCGCAAAGGTCGCGGCACGGGTGGCGAAAAGCATTGTGAAAGCCGAAGCGGTGAAGGTCGAAGCGCCAAGCGCACCAGACACGCAGCACCCCGCTTTCGACTCGCAGCAATTCGCCGACCCGAAAGATTTTCTCGCCTGGGTGATGAACAACCCCACCGCCGACGGCAAGGTGCGAGTGTCCGCGGCGGTCGCTTTGATGCCTTACACACACAAGAAAGTCGGCGAGCAAGGCAAGAAAGAACAAAAGCAAGAAGCGGCGGGCAAGGTGGCGAGCAAATTTGCGGCATCCGCGCCGCCTAAATTAGTAGTAAGCAATAAATAGCAATGCTCACTGAATATAGTACGGCGTGCATTGATTGGGCGGACAGGATTCGGAACGGGCAAAGCATAATCCCCCCGCCGATATTCCCCGACGAAGCGGAAGCCGCTATTTCTGTAATGCGGGAACTCCGAATAGTTGACGCCCCAGGAAGCCCGACAATGGGCGAAGCATGTGCCCCTTGGGTCTTCGACCTAGCCGCGGCGATATTCGGGTCTTACGACTCGCAAAGCGGTCGGCGGTTAATAAAAGAGGTCTTCGTACTTGTAAGCAAGAAAAACTCGAAGAGTACGGTCGCGGGGGCAATTATGCTTACGGCGCTAGTTAGAAACTGGCGGCAATCGGCACAATTTGCGATATTGAGCCCGACGGTAGAAGTCGCGACGAACTCGTTCACGCCCGCGAGAGACATGGTGTCTAAGGATGAAGACCTAGACACCCTTATGTTAGTTCAAGGGCATATCAAGACGATAACGCACCGTGAAAGCAACGCCACATTAAAAGTTTTAGCGGCGGATAGCAACACCGTCGGCGGGTTGAAAGCGGTCGGGGTGTTAGTGGACGAGTTGCATTTATTCGGCAAAGTTGCATCCGCCGAAAATATGTTCCGTGAAGCGTTTGGGGGGCTTGCATCGCGCCCCGAGGGTTTTATCATCTATCTGACGACGCAAAGCGACGAACCGCCCGAGGGTGTTTTTAAGCAGAAATTGCAGTACGCGAGAGACGTGCGCGACGGAAAAATACACGATCCTGGGTTTCTTCCTGTGATATTTGAGCACCCCGACGATATGGTCGCATCGGGCGAATGTTTAAAGCTCGAAAATATGTGGATGACAAATCCGAACATAGGTTATTCGGTAGACCAGGCGTTTCTAGAACGCGAGTATAGGAAAGCAGAGCAAGCGGGCGCCGAATCCTTGCGGGGGTTCATGGCGAAGCATGGCAACGTCGAAATCGGCATGAACTTACGGTCGAACCGTTGGGCGGGTGCCGATTTTTGGGAAGCGCAAGCGATTCCCGCGTTTAGCTTCGAAGATTTAATCGAGCGTTCCGAAATCGTTTCGCTTGGCGTCGACGGCGGCGGGCTCGATGACTTATTGGGCTTTGCGGCGGTCGGGCGGGAAAAGGCGACGGGCAAGTGGTTGCTTTGGGTGCGGGCTTGGGCTCACCCTTCAGTTTTAGAGCGTAGGAAATCCGAAGTCGCCAAGTTAAGCGACTTCGAAAAATTGGGCGAAGTGGTCTTCGTCGAGAACGTCGGCGACGACGTGGCAGAACTCGCAGCGCTCGCCGCCCAGGTGAAGAAAGCGGGCAAACTCGACAAAGTGGGCGTCGATCCGCACGGGCTCGGCGGCATTATCGACGCGCTCGAAAAAGAAGACATCACCCAGGAAAACGACGAAATAATCGGGGTTTCCCAGGGTTGGAAATTGACGGGCGCAATCAAGACGACCGAACGAAAACTCGCCGAGGGTGTTTTGCAGCACGGCGGCACGGGGCTTATGTCTTGGTGCGTAGGCAATGCGAAGACAACACCGCAAGGCAACGCAATCACGATCACAAAACAGGTTTCGGGCTCGGCAAAAATCGACCCACTAATGGCGACTTTTAACGCGGTGACTTTGATGTCGCTAAACCCGCACGCAAAAGCGCACACACAAACTTTCGTTACATTGGACTAAATGGAATATTTCGACGTAATTAACGCGACTAAGCACTGGCGCGGGGACGAAACACGCCCGAACGCCGCGAACGTCCGAAATTTGTCCTATAACGACGCCCAAGCGATGCTTGAAACGTTCGGTATTTCGCCAAGCGGCACAACCGTTACAGCGACGACCGCGATGCGGGTGTCGACGGTCGCCGCTTGCGTGGCTAAAATCTCGGGCGCGATTGTCTCAATGCGTCTTAACACGTTCCGCCATAACGGGGGCGACGTTCCCGAAATCGCCCCGCGCGATGATCTTTGGTACAAACTAAACGAACAACCGTCGGGCAATTACACCGCCGCCGCGTTTTGGGAAAGCACCCTAATTTCGATGTTATTGCGCGGCGACGCGTTCGCGTTAATCCGTCGCACCGCGAGCGGGCAAATACGCGAATTGTTGTTTTTACCCTGGGGCAGCGTTTCACCAGTTCGAACGAACGGCGAGGTTCGCTATTACGTGAACATGCCGACGCATAACATCAAATCGTGGTTCTCACCGTCCGAAATTTTACATTTTACGGGCTTGGGCTTCGACGATACGACCTTGCGCTCGATGTCGGTGATCCAATACGGCGCGCGCAATTCAATCGGCAACGCGCTTGCGATGTCCGAATACTCGGGCAAGTTCTTCGAAAACGGCGCGCATCCGTCGATTATTCTCGAAGCACCCGAGAAAATGGACGCCGACCAAATCAAATTATTGCAACAAGCGTTCGCGAATAAATACGCGGGGCTTTCAAATGCGCATCGCTTGCCCCTGGTACTGACCGAGGGATTAAAGGCAAATCAAATCAGCATTGACGCGAACGACGCGCAATTGATCGAAGGGCAGAAATTTACCGTTTTGGATATTTGCCGCGCGTTCGGCGTTCCTCCTCACCTTATCGGCGAGACAAGCGGGTCGACTTCCTGGGGCTCCGGTCTCGAAGCGCTCGGTCGCGGCTTTGTGCAATACACCTTGCAACCGTGGCTTATCAAGATCGAGCAAGAAATTAACCGCAAGTTATACCCGCGCGATACGGGCAAGTTTATCGAGTTCGACCGCGACGCTTTGATCGAGGGCGACTTGCAAGCCCAGGGTGAATATTTCCGCAAAGCGGTCGGCGGTAACGGCGCGGGCGACGGGTGGATGACGGTAAACGAAATACGCCGCCGCAAACGCCTAGCCCCGAAAGACGGCGGCGACACCCTTTTTAAATCGGTCGCGGCAGCGAAACCAGACAACGGGAACCCGACAAAATGAAACAAATGCACAAGCTATATGCGAGCAATAAAGCCCTAATCGGCAAGCCGCTTAATTTCACAAAGACGGCAACGAACGAAAAATCGTTCGACGCGTCGCTCTACATTTACGACGTGATCGATTCCTATTGGGGCGTCAATGCGCAAACGGTCGCCGAAGCGATCACCAGCGCCCAGGGTGCCGACACCTTGCACGTCTACATTAACACCCCAGGCGGTGACGTATTCGAAGCCCGCGCGATTATGGCGGCTTTGCGACGCTTTGACGGCAAGACCGCCGCACATATCGACTCGCTTTGCGCGAGTGCGGGAACGAGCATTGCGCTCGCTTGCGACACGGTGGAAATGTCCGAAGGCGCTATGTTTATGATCCACAACGCAAGCGGGGTCGCTTGGGGTGATAAGACAGAATTGCGCGAAACCGCCGACCTGTTGGAAAAAATTGAACTCGCAATCGTGAACGATTACACGACCAAGACAGGCAAACCCGCCGAGGAAATCGTCGCAATGATGGACGCCGAAACCTGGATGACAGCACAAGAAGCCCTCGACGGCGGTTTCGTCGATTCGATTGCGACAGGCAAGCAAGGCACCGCGAACGCGTGGAACTTGGCGGCGTACAAGAACGCACCGAAAGCGCCCGAGGTATCCCCCGAGAACAAAGCAACACCGCCCGAGGTGCCGACACCCGAGCAAGTAAGCGCGACTCAACACAATCAAAATCGATTACATCTAGCCCTAATTTAGAAGCGCTCTCGCGCAACGAATCCGCCGAAAGTCGGACACTTTCAAAACGAACCGCCGCAAGGCGGTTTTTTCATTTAATAGGAACCTGAAAAATGGATAATCTCCAAGCACTGCGCGAGAAAGTGGCAAATTTAGCGCGCCAAGCAAAAAATATTTTAGCCGACAAGGGCGATCAAATTTGGACGAAAGAAGACCAAGCCAATTACGACGGCTTACTCGACCAAATTAGCAACGCTAATTCTCAAATGAAAGCTATCGAGCAGCAACGCCATATCGAAGCCGACAATTTCTTCAAGGACGCAACAAACCAAGCGTCGAAGAAATCCGAAGGCTTGATCGACGTTAAAGACGCGATTGCCCTTTACATTCGCAACGGTTTCAACTTGGAAGGCGACAAGCTCCAAGCGGTGCGCAATGCGATGTCGACGACGACCACGACCGAGGGCGGCTTTACCGTTCCAAGTTTAATCGCGTCAATGGTGATCGACCGTTTGAAGGCATACGGCGCGATGCGTGACGTGGCGACGTTAATGCCGACTGACGGCGGCAACCCGTTAACGTTCCCGACCTCCGACGGCACCGCCGACGTAGGCGCGATTGTTGCACAGAACGCAGCAGCTAACGCCGCCGACATCGTGTTCGGCAATGTGTCTTTGAACCCGTTTTTCTACACGTCGAACAAAATCGCTTTGCCTTTGGAATTGATCCAAGACAGCGGCATCGACATCGTCGCTTATGTGATAGACCGTTTGGCGACACGTATCGCGCGTATTCAAAATACGCACTTTACAGTCGGCACAGGCACGACACAACCCGACGGCGTAATACCTCGCGCAACCCTAGGCAAAACAGGCACGACAGGGCAAACGGCGACGGTGATTTATGACGACTTGGTCGACTTGAAACACTCCGTCAATCGTGCATATCGCGGCAATGCTCGCTTTATGCTGAACGATTTGTCAATTGCGGTCGTTTCTAAGTTGAAAGACACGACAGGGCGCCCGATTTGGGAAACTAGCTTGGTGCAAGGTACTCCCGACACGTTGCTCGGCTTTGGCGTGGTGGTTAATGATGACATGGCGACAATGGCAGCAAACGCGAAATCTATTGCGTTTGGTGACTTCTCGAAATACTTCATTCGCGACGTGAACAACACAACGCAGATTCGCCGCTTCGACGACTCCGCGTTCGCGTTGAATAATCAAGTCGGTTTCTGCGGTTGGCAACGTTCGGGCGGTAATTTGCTCGACGTGCATGCCGTGAAATACTACGCAAACAGCGCGACGTAATTGTCGAGCTAAAAAGGAAAAGCGGGGCGCTTCGGTGTTCCGCTTTTTGTTTTTCTATCCCGCGAAATAAGGATAAAAAAGACCATGGCAACAACAGCACAAAAAGCCGCGGCGAAGCTCGCGCAAGAACAAGCAGCAGCAGAGAAAGCCGCCGCCGCCCAAGTGGCGAGCGCGGAACTAACCGCCGCCGCAACTAAAGCCGACGCAGAAAACGCACTAGGCGAAGGCGCCGAAGACACGGGCGAAACAGTCGACGCGGTTTGCTTGCGCGATTGCGATTTCGGTTCGGCGGGTGAATTGGTGGCATTGACCGCCCGCGAAATCCAAGTCGGCAAAGCGCAAGGCGCAATCGACGACCACGACGACGCGGTCGCTTACGCTCGCAAAGCTATCGAAGCAAAAGGCGAATAATGTTAACGAAACGAATCACAGCACCGACCGCGCTCGCGGTGTCTCTCGCCGACGCGAAAGTCGCTTTGCGCGTCAACGGCTCGGCGCTTGATTCGATAGTCGACGCCTGGGTGCGCGCAATCACCGAACATGCCGAACATTTGACGGGGCGTTCGGTGATGCAGCAAACCTGGCAAGCGCTTTGCGAGTCGTTCGACGACCTCGGTCGGCTCCCGCGTTTGCCGATTGTCTCGGTGTCGTCCGTGCGCTATTACGACACGACGAACACTTTGCAAACCCTCGACCCGTCTAATTATTCGCTTTATACGACCGAGTATTTCGCGACGATCCGCACTTTCGGCGAGTTTCCCGAGACCTTTGAGCGTGACGACGCGGTGATCGTTGAATACGTTGCGGGCTATGGCACCAGCGACACAGCGACACCCTCGGCGATGAAGGCTTACATTTTAGCGAAGTTGGTCGAGGTATTCGACTCGAGCAACCCGCCCGCAGTAAAAAACAGTTTTGTCGACGGCATTTTGGCGCGTTTAAAGGTTTCCGAATTATGACCTTTGCGCAAACCCTAAACGACCTGGTAACGATCCAGCAACCAGGCACGACGCGCGACGCGCTCGGGCAAGAAGTTGTCGGCGATTGGGTGCCGCTCGATGCGGACGTTTGGGCGAATGTTAAGTATTTAAACGGCTTGCAAACGATCAAAGCAGACGCGCAAACGTCGGTCGTGAAGGTGTCGATTCGCTTGCGCTATCGCACCGACATCGAAGCGGGTATGCGCGCGGTCTTCGGGTCGACGGTGTTCGAAATCGATGCGGTATTGCCCGACAGTCGAAAAGTTTATGTCGATCTAGTTTGCAAGGTGGTCGCGTGATTACGATCAAATTTGACACCGCGGCTTTGCAAGCGAACCTCGAAAAGTTCGCCGACGAGGTGGTCGACAAAGCGTTGCGCCCCGCGGCGTTCGCAGCGTCAAAAGTGATTTACAGCGAATTAAATTTGCGCGTTCCGGTTAAAACGGGGCGTTTAAAAAGTGCGCTTTACCAGTACCACAACGAAAAACAATCGGTTAACGGCGCGCAGGTGTACTCCATCGGCGTGAATAAGAAAAAAGCCCCTCATTGGCACTTTGCCGAGCTAGGCACGAAAAGAACACCCGCGAAACCTTTTATCGCGCCGACTTACGACGCGAAGATCGTCGAAGCGATGGACGCGGCACGTAAACGCCTGGGCGAGAAATTGGAAGATATAAAAAATGGTCGAAGCTAGTATTTACGCCGCGCTCTCGGGCTTGGTGGCGAGTCGAGTGTTCCCCGACGTGGCACCCGAGGGCACTCAAATGCCCTACATCACCTATCAACAGACAGGCGGGAAGCCCGTCAATTTTGTAGGTGCCGAGTTCTCAGATAAGAAAAACGCCCGTTTCATGGTGAAAGTTTGGGCGGCAACCCGCGCGGAAGCTTCGACACTAGCGCGGCAGGTCGAAAACATCATGGTCGCCGCGCCGCTCCTCGCGAAAATTGAATCGGGCGTCGTCGCCGATTATGACGAGACAACGAACGCCCGCGGAACGATTCAAGATTTTTCTTTGTGGTCTTAACAGCTTAACGATTTACGAAAGCCGCCTTTTTTGGGCGGCTTTTTTATTTGCCCTTTCGGGCGCAACAACTTGCCGCCTTCGGGCGGCTTTTTCATTCCTTGAAAGGAAATAAAAATGGCAGTTTCATTACCGAATGGCGTTGTGCTCGCAATCGCGACCGCATACGCTGGCAATCTCACAGTGACCGCAGCGTCGAACGCCGCCGAAGCGGTTTTAACAGTAACGAACACCCTCGCGAACGGTGATTATTTCGAGTTCGTTAGCGGTTGGTCTAGCGCGAATAATCGTGTGTTCCGCGCCAAATCAGTGACGGGCACAACCATCGTCGCCGAAGGTCTCGACACGACGAACGTCGTTTCGTTCCCGACAGGTTCGGGCACCGGAACAATCCGCAAAATCAACACTTGGACGCAAATCACTCAAATCATCGGTTGCACAAGTTCCGGTGGCGATCCGCAGTATCAAACTTTCTCGTTCTTGGAACAAAATTTTGATAGCCAAATCCCGACAACAACTAGCGCGCAATCCCTGGCGTTGGAAATTGCCGACGATCCGACTTTGGCGGGCTATCAAGCATTGAAAACGACCGCGCAATCTCGCGCGGTGACGGCTTTGCGCGCGTCAATGCCCGCGGGCGGCGTGATTTTGTACAACGGCATTTTTGCATTCGACGAAACGCCGTCGATGACAAAAGGCAATTTGATGTCGGTAAAAGCCGGTATCGCGTTGCAAGGTCGTCCGAACCGTTACGCGTCTTAATCCGAGCTAAGCGCTCAACCCTGGCACTGACTCGTCGGTGTCTTCCTTTCGCGGGAAGCACCGACGGGCACAGGCTTTTTTAACTATCTCGCGAAAGATAAATACCATGGCAAATCAAAAATTTAAATTCGGCGCACAACCGAAAGACTTCAAACGCACAATCACTTTGCACACGGTCGACGACAAAGCCCTCGACCTCGAAGTGACTTACCAATACCGCACCAAAAAAGAGTTTGCAGAACTCGCCGACGAAGGCATCAAGCGCGCGAAAGCCGATTTCGAAGCAAGCCGCGGCGACGATAACAGTTCTATCGAATCGATGTCTGATTCGTTTTGGTCTGAACTCTACGAGAAATCAGGCAAGAACAGCGCCGAGCACGTTTTGAAAATCGCGAAGGGTTGGGACATCGAAGACGACTTAAGCAAAGAAAACTTAATGCGTTTGGAAAACGAGTTCCCAGGCTCGCTGAAAGCAATTTCAAGCACCTACGCGAACGCGGTCGCCGAGGAACGCATAAAAAACTAGAAGCACTCGCGGAAAAGTTCTACACGAAAGACCCCACCGACGCAGAACTCGCCGAAGCGGGGTTAACGCGTGAAGATTTCGCGAGTGAGATTTTAGAAGTTTTTCCCGACAACGAAACAGCGTTTTCGGTTTTTTGTTCGCTCTCTACCCAATGGCGGACAGCGTTTCAAGGTTACATCGGACTCGATTACAACGTGTTATTCGCAAGGCTCGACCGCATGAAGCTAGACGCGGACGAGCGCAACGAACTCGAAAGCGATGTTTCGACACTAGAACGCGCAGCACTTCATTTTTTAAATAAGCCCGCCGACTAGCGGGCTTTTTCTTTATTCAAGGTTAACCATGTCCGATAAGTTAAGCGCAACGATTGAGGTTGGTCTCGACGGCTCGAAGGTGCAAGAAGGCGTCGCACCTATAGCGCGAACAATCGACAACTTATCGCAAGTAGCCAAAAGAGCGAATAAAGAAACCGCCGACAGCCTCGGCAACGTCGGCGAAGCGGGCGCCGCAGCGGCGACGAAGATCGACCGCGCAACAAACAACATGATCGGCTCCATTCAACGCACGACGGCGGCGATGGAATCGGGTTCGAAGTCGAGCGCAAAATATTTCGAAGTATTGGCACAACAGCGCGGCATCAATGCCGACGTACTCCGCCCGTACTTGGAACAATTGAAAGCCGTCGAAGGTGCGCAAAAAAGCGTCGGCATATCAGCAGCACAAACCGCCGCCGCGATGCGCAACGTTCCCGCGCAATTTACCGACATTGTGACGAGCATTCAGGGCGGGCAAAAACCCCTCACTGTATTTTTGCAACAAGGCGGACAGTTAAAAGATATGTTCGGCGGGGCAGGCAACGCCGCCCGCGCAATGGGTTCTTATCTCGTCGGCTTAATCAACCCGATTACCGCGGCGGGTGCAGCAGTCGCCGCGCTTGGGTACGCCTATTCGCAATCGAACGAACAATCGCAAGCATTCGCGAAGTCGATTATCTTAAGCGGCAACGCAGCGGGCACGACAACCGACCAACTTATGACCGCCGCGCAGCGAATTAGCGACGTGGGCATCGGCTCGCAATCACTCGCCGCGGAAGCGTTAAACGGCTTGGTATCGTCGGGCAAGGTCTCCATGTCGGTGTTAGACGATGCAGCGCGGGCAGCGATCAAAGGGCAACAACTTCTCGGGCTCGCGGTCGAGGACACCGTCAAGGCGTTTTCAGACTTAGGCAAAAGCCCGACAAAATCAATCGAAGCGCTCAACGAAAAATATCGATTCTTAACGCTCGAAATTTACGAGCAAATCAAAGCACTAGAAGACCAAGGCAAGAAGGCGGACGCCGCTCGCCTGGCGCAAGAGACTTACGCGAACGCGTTGGTGAACCAAGCGGGCAAAGTAAGCGAAACGCTCACCGATTGGGAACGCGGATGGATTCGCATCAAAACAGCGACATCGGACGCGCTCGACGCAGCAAAGCGAGTTTTCGACGATCCGACCGCCGACCAAAAAATCGCAAAGCTATTCAAGCAACGCGAGCAATTCGAGAAGCTTAAGAAAGACGCGGAAGCGAACGGCGACACGACCCTCTCCGCCCGTTATCAAGTCGAGCTCGACCAAAACGAGCGAATGATCCGCATTTTGCGCTCGAAAGTCGACGCGAGAAAAGAGGAAGCGAAAGCCCAGGAAGCCGCGAACAAGCAAGTTCAAGCGGGTATCGAGTGGGGCGGGGTGGTCGAAAAGAACTTAAGCAAAGAGGAAAAACTCCGTCGCGAAATCGCCAAGGTGCGCGCCGCGGGTATCGCCGCGGGGGTGGGCGAAAAAGAAATCGAAGAACAAATCGCGATCATTCGCAAGAGCGGCGTGGAAAAGGCACTGAAAGCCGCCGAGGATCAATCGCTCGCCTGGCAAGTTCGCAAAGCCGAATATAAAGCCATGGGTGACGCTGAAAAGCGGATAAACGAAGAACTCACCAAATCACACACGGCTTACGCCGACGCGGTGAAGAAAAACACAAAAGACATAATTACGGGCTTTACCGACCAATTACAAGCCGAAAACCGCTTGAAATCGTCGCTCGACGATTGGGCGCGTGGATACCAGGAAAGCGCGGAACTTGCAAAGCTCGAATTGTCTTTGCTTGGGCAGTCGTCGACCGAACGCGCGACGGCGCTTGCGCAATACAAAATCGAACTCGAATTGCAAAAGCAACTCGCAGCAATCGAAAACGAACGCGCATTGAACAAAATCTCTAGCGCGGGTGCAAATGAAGCGAAGCTAAAAGCGGAACAAATCGCCGCGGACGCAAAGAACCTCGCGGGCATCAAAGCGCAACAAGAGACCTGGACTAATTTTTATACCGATATTTACAACGGCTTAAGCGACTCGCTTTATCGCGGTTTCGAAGCGGGCAAAGGCTTTTTCGAAAGCTTTTGGGGCGGCATCAAAAATCTATTCAAAACGACCGTTTTAAAACTTGCAATTCAAGGTGTTTTGACTGGCGTTATTGGTGGCATCGCGGGCAACGCGAGCGCGGCGACGAACCCGCTAGGGCAAGCATTTAACGCAATCTCGACGGGCAAGTCGTTATGGGAAGGTTTCGCGGCGGCGGGCGCGGCATCGTCGGGCACTTTTACGTCGTTTGCAATGAGTTCGCTCGGGCAATCGCTCGGTCTAAGTTCCGCAACGACAGCGAGCGCATTAACCGCGGAAGCGGCGGCGCTGACGGGCAGCACGTTAGGCACGGCATCTTCGGGCACCGTGGCACTCACGGGCGCGGGTTCGACAGGTGCGTCGATTGCGGGCGCAATGCCCTACGTTGCCGCGGCGATTGCGGCTTTCCAGGGTATGAAGGCGATCAACGGCGAGTATCGGCTTAACGGGGTGTCGGCGGACGCTGGCGCGGCGATCTTCGGTATCGCCCCGCGGCTTTTCGGCATGAAAGAAAAAGAGTTCGGCGGGCAAACCGTAACGGGCACCCTCGGCACCGACAACCTAATGCGCAATCAACCGTGGACGCAGCAGGGCGGTTTGTTCCGCTCCGACCGCTCCGACGTGTGGTCGTACGGCTTGAAAGACTCCGTCGCAACGACCCGCGACGGCAAGTCGTACACCGACACCGCAAGCTTAACCAGCGATAAGGAACTTCTCAAGCTATTAAACGGCAGCTACGACGCGGTTAAAACCGCCGCCGCGGACTTCGCAAAATCCCTCGGATTGAACGCGGACGAAATCGCAAAGCGTAACGACTCGATAAATTTAACACTCGGCAAAACGCAAGAAGAAACCGAGAAAGCCCTCGCGGGGGTGTTTGGGGGAATTGCCGATTTAATCGCGGCGGATTTAATCCCGAATATCGCATCGCTACGAAAAGAAGGCGAGACATCGGCGGCGGCAATGGCTCGCCTAGCGACGGGGCTTGTCGGGGTTAATCAGACAATTTCCGCAATCGGTCTCGAAAAACTATCGACTAGCGTCGTCGGTGCGGGTGATGCACAACGCTTAATCGAATTGTCGGGCGGCTTTGATAAGTTCTTATCGGGCGCGTCGTTCTTCGCTGAAAACTTCTTGTCGGAAGCCGAGAAGATGAAGCCCGCCGTCGACATCGTCGCCGAAACAATGGCACGACTTGGCAAATCCACCGTCGACACCGTGCCCGAGTTTAAAAACTTGGTGCAATCGCTCGATTTGTCGACCGAGTCCGGTGCGAAAATGTATGCGGAACTTATCGCAATCGCGCCGCAATTTAAAGCGGTGACAGACTACACCGCGAGCCTAAACGGTGTTCTCGTCGAAACAGGAACAACGATCAAGCAAGCGGCGGACGTCGCTCGCGAACGCGCAAACCTCGAAGAACAATTAAACGCATTAACCGACACAGGTGCGCAAGCGCTTGCACGTCAACGCGAAGCCCTGGACGCATCGAATCGCGGCATTTTCGACCAAATCCAAGCGCTCACCATGCAACGCCAAGCCGAGGAAGCGGCAGCGCAAAGAGCGGCACAGGTGGCGCAAGAGCGCACGGCTTTGCAAGATCAATTTAACGCGCTTACCGAAACCGCCGCGCAATCCCTCGAACGTCAACGCGCAGCGCTTGACGAATCGAACCGCGGGATTTTCGACCAAATCCAAGCACTAAAAGAAAAGCAAGACGCCGAACAACAAATCGCGGCAATTCAAAAAGCGGCGAGCGACGAGCGTTTGGCTTTGACATCGCAACTAAACGAATTGACGATGACGAGCGAACAGCGATTGCAAGCGCAACGCTTCGCGCTCGAACAAACGAACGTCGCGATTTTCGACCAAATCCAGGCATTGACCGCGCAGAAAGCCGCCGAGGAAGCCGCAGCGCAACGGGCGGCACAAATCGCGCAAGAGCGCACCGGATTGCAAGACCAACTTAACGGATTGACCGACACCGCCGCGCAAGCCCTAAACCGCCAACGCGAAGCGCTAGACGAATCGAATCGCGGTATCTTCGACCAAATCCAAGCGCTCGGCGCACAGAAACAAGCCGAGGAAGCAGCGGCGCAAAAATCCGCCCAGGTGGCGCAACAACGTTCGGGCTTGCAAGAGCAACTTAACGCACTCACCGACACCGCCGCGCAATCACTCGAACGTCAACGCGCGGCGCTCGACGCTTCTAACGTGGCATTGTTCGACCAAATCCAAGCGCTATCGGCACAAAAAGCCGCCGAGGAAGCCGCGGCGCAACGTATTGCCCAGGTGTCACAAGAACGCGCAGCACTCCAAGCGCAACTAAACACATTGACCGACACCGCAGCGCAAGCTCTGAACCGCCAACGCGAAGCCCTGGACGAATCGAACCGCGGGATTTTCGACCAAATTCAAGCGCTCGGTGCGCAGAAACAAGCCGAGGAAGCAGCGGCGCAGAAATCCGCCCAGGTGGCACAAGAGCGCGCGAGCTTACAAGACCAACTTAACGCGCTCACCGACACCGCAGCGCAAGCCCTGAACCGCCAACGCGAAGCCCTGGACGCATCGAACCGCGGTATCTTCGACCAAGTGCAAGCCCTCGTCGCGCAGAAACAAGCCGAGGAAGCGGCAGCGCAACAAGCCGCGGCGGCAACGCAAAAGGCGACCCAAATCGCCCAAGAGCGAATCGCACTTCAAGACCAACTTAACGCATTGACCGACAGCGCGGCGCAAGCGCTCGCACGTCAACGCGAAGCCCTAGACGCATCGAATCAAGGTATTTTCGACCAAATCCAAGCGCTATCGGCTCAAAAGCAAGCCCAGGAAGCCGCAACGCAGAAAGCCGCGCAAGTAGCCCAGGAACGCGGCGCGTTGCAAGACCAACTTAACGCGATCACCGACACCGCGGCGCAATCCCTGAACCGTCAACGCGCAGCGCTCGACGCTTCTAACGTCGCGATATTCGACCAAATCCAGGCATTGACCGCGCAACGCCAAGCCGAGGAAGCCGCGACACAAAAGGCGGCGCAAATCGCCCAGGAACGCGGCACCCTTCAAGACCAACTTAACGCGCTCACCGACACCGCGGCGCAAGCGTTATCGCGCCAACGCGAAGCGCTCGACGCTTCTAATCGCGGGATATTCGACCAAGTGCAAGCGCTATCGGCACAGAAAGCCGCCGAGGAAGCCGCAGCACAGCGCGCCGCCCAGGTGTCGCAAGAGCGCGGCGCATTGCAAGACCAACTTAACGCACTCACCGACACCGCAACCCAAGCGCTCGCACGTCAACGCGAAGCCCTAGACGCATCGAATCAAGGCATTTTCGATCAAATCCAAGCACTAAGCGCGCAACGCCAAGCCGAGGAAGCCGCGGCACAAAGAGCGGCACAGGTGGCGCAAGAGCGCGTCGATTTGCAAGACCAACTCGCCGCATTGACAGGTGATTCCGCGCAAGCGCTCGCCCGTCAACGCGAAGCGCTCGACGCATCGAACCGCGGGATTTTCGACCAAATCCAAGCGCTATCGGCTCAAAAGCAAGCCCAAGAGCAAGCACTCGCCGCGCAGAAACAAGCGCAAGAGGAAGCCGCGCAACGGGCGGCGCAAATCGCCCAGGAACGGGCGGCGTTGCAAGACAGAATCAACGGACTGACCGACACCGCAGCGCAAGCGCTAGAACGCCAACGCGCAGCGCTCGACGCTTCTAACCAAGGGCTATTCGACCAAGTGCAAGCGCTCACCGCGCAGCGCCAAGCCGAGGAAGCCGCGACGCAAAAAGCCGCCCAGGTCGCGCAAGAACGTTTGTCTTTACAAGACCAACTTAACGGCATGACGGGCACCGCGACCGAAGCGCTTGCGCGTCAACGTGAAGCACTGGACGCATCGAATCGCGGTATCTTCGACCAAATCCAAGCGCTAAGCGCACAGCGCCAAGCCGAGGAAGCAGCAGCACAAAAAGCGGCACAGGTGGCACAAGAACGCGGCACCTTACAAGACCAACTTAACGGATTAACTGACACCGCAGCGCAAGCGCTCGCACGTCAACGCGACGCGCTCGACGCTTCTAACCGTGGGATATTCGACCAAATCCAAGCGCTATCGGCACAGAAACAAGCCGAGGACGCAGCAGCGCAACAAGCGGCACAAAAGGCGACCCAAATCGCGCAAGAGCGCACGGCTTTGCAAGATCAACTTAACGCACTCACCGACACCGCAGTCGACGCGCTCGCACGTCAACGCGCAGCACTGGACGCGTCGAATCAAGGCATTTTCGACCAAATCCAAGCGCTCGGTGCGCAGAAACAAGCCGAGGAAGCCGCCGCGCAGAAAGCCGCCCAAGTTGCGCAAGAACGCACGGGGTTGCAAGACAGACTTAACGGCTTGACGGATTCGTCGACGCAAGCACTAGAACGCCAACGCGCAGCACTTGACGAATCGAACCGCGGCATTTTCGACCAAATCCAGGCATTGACCGCACAGCGCCAAGCCGAGGAAGCGGCGGCGCAACGCACATCGCAAATCGCACAAGAGCGCACCGGATTGCAAGAGCAACTTAACGCGCTCACCGACACCGCGGCGCAAGCCCTCACCCGCCAACGTGAAGCGCTCGACGCATCGAATCAAGGCATTTTCGATCAAATACAAGCGATCAACGCGCAACGCCAAGCCGAAGCCGCAGCGGCGCAAAAAGCCGCCCAGGTGGCACAGGAACGCGCGGGGCTCCAAGACCAACTTAACGGCTTGACCGACTCGGCGGTGCAAGCGCTTGCCCGTCAACGCGCCGCACTCGACGAATCGAATCGTTCGATCTTCGACCAAATCGTCGCGATCCGCAACCAGCAACAAGCCGCCGAAGACGCGAAGCAAGCAACACAAGAAGCGCTCGGCGCGGTGCAAAAAGCGATTGACACAGAACGCACCCGCGTTTCGGTAATAAAGCAAGCCGCGCAAGAATCGGTGAACAGCATTAAAGGCGTGTTCGGGGTGTTGGGCGATCAAATCGATTCGATTTACAACTCGGTCGACAGCACCAAAGCTTTGCAAGCGATTGCGGGCAATGCGTTCTTAGACAACGCCCTCGCCAACGCAAAAGCGACGGGCTATCTACCCGAACAAAACCAACTCGCGAGCGCGATTGCAGCGGTGCGCAACGGCATCGCGTCGACAGAGTACACGACGCAATTCGAAGCCGACCGCGCCGCGCTAGTTATGGCGGGCAAGTTAAGCCAATTGCAGGAAATCGCGGTGCCGCAACTAAACGCCGCCGAACAAGCGCTCGCGGTCGCAAACCAGCAACTAGCAACACTCGACGCGCAAGAAGCACTTGCGAAGCAACAAGTCGACGCGATTAACGGCGTGAACAATAGCGTTTTGTCGGTGCAAACCGCATTAAACAACCTCGCCGCCGCAATCCAAGGTCGAACACCCGCAGCGTCGCCAAATCTCACCGCAACACCAGCGACGACAACATCTTTCGACGCGCCCGTGACGGCGACCTTGAATTTGCAAAACGCACGACTCGAATCGCTCGTCGAATCGCTCACCGCGGAAGTTCAACGCCTTCAAGAAATCGGCGCGATTGGCAACCAAAACACCCGCCGCATCGGCGACGCGGTTAACGGCAACTCCGACGCACCAATGCGCGTAACAGTCGAGGACTAAAAACGAATGAATATTATTTTACCGATTGAAATCACAAGCGCGATGATTGGGGCGGGCACGACCATCGCCGAACCAGCAGCGGGCGAAACGGCTTGGGTGTCGGCGGGTTCGTATGCTTTGGGTGACTTGCGCATTCGCACCACGACGCACCGCGTCTATGAGTGTGTGCAAGTACACACGGGGCGCGTCGCGTTACCCGAGAACGATCCGCTCTATTGGAAAGACAAAGCCCCGACGCAGCGTTTCGCGCCGTTCGATTATTACAAATCGACCGCAGCGAAAGCGACGGGCTCGCTGTCCTTCGTTTTGTCGCCTGGCTTTTTCAATTCCGCCGCGCTTTACGGGCTAACGGGTGACACTTTGACGGTGACACTCAAAGACGCACCAGGCGGCACGACGATTTATTCGAACACTTTCGATTTGACCGAACCGCCCGTCGGTTGGTACGAATATCTATTCTCGCCGCGCAAGGTGATCGACCGCGTGATTCTCAAAGATTTGCCGATTCGCCCGACCGCCGAGCTAACACTAACAATCACCGCGGGCGGCGGTGCCGACGTGGGTGTCGGCATGATTAACGTCGGCGATTACACCTCGCTTTTGGGCGAAGGCACTTGGGGCGGTGCGTTACCTGGTACGAGTGCCGAACCTTATTCGAACAGCTCGATAAAAACGAACACCGACGGCACGACGGAAATCGTCCGCCGAAACAACGGAACGAACATGCGCGCAGTTATCGCGATTCCCCGCGACCAAGCCGACCAAGCGCTTTTCAAATTGCAATCGGTTCTCGATGTTCCCGCAAGTTTTATCGCGTCCGACGCCGCGGGTTTCGCGGGGCTTAACGTGTTTGGGATTTGCTCGGCTTCGGTCGGGTACGACGGTTTTAATCATGCGAGCATAAATTTAAACGTTCGCGGCTTCATTTAAAGGAAATTTAAAAATGGCAGTTACAACACCCCCAAGCGTCGCAACGCTACCAGCGGCACCCGACCCGTCGAACCGCGCAACGTTTAACACCCTTGCATATAATTGGTCGAACGCGTTGCCGACTTTCCGCACCGAGCTTGTCGGGCTTGCCGCGAACGTGTACGGCAACGCGGTCGACGCCGCCGCGAGCGCTACGAGTGCAGCGGATCAAGTTGCACTAGCGGCAACCAGCGCCGATAACGCGTTAATAAGTGAAACGAACGCCGCCGCGAGCGCCGATAACGCGTTAATAAGTGAAACGAACGCCGCCGCGAGCGCGCTAACAGCAGTAAGCGCACCAGGCACTAGCGCAACAAGCACGACTAGCGTCGCGGTCGGTCTTGGGTCTAAGTCGCTGACCGTCGAAACCGGAAAAATGCTAACGGTGGGCGCATCGGTCAAGATTGCAAGCACCGCGACCCCGACGACTTGGATGCACGGGGACATCACCGCGTACAACAGTGGCACGGGTGCGCTAGTCGTCAACGTGACGACGATCAACGGGTCGGGCACGTTGGCGGCTTGGACTGTTTCGCTAAGTGCCCCCGCGGGCGTTTCGACATACCCAAAACAAGCAATTTCGGACAAAACAGCGGCTTACACTTTAGTCGCGGGCGATCACGCGACAACGATCCGCACCACGTCGGGTACTGGCGACATTACGCTTCTTGCGAGTGCAACGGCGGGCGTCGGCTTTATTTTCAACTACGTCAATGAAACGACAGTTGTTCGAAACGTAATTCGTGCTGGCACTGATACATTTCAAGGTGGCGAAAGTTCGATTGCGGTGCCGCCTGGCTCCTCTGTGACGATTACGTGCGCGACCGCATCGGCGTCGGGCAAATGGAAAATATTAAGCCGCTCCGCGACGGGCAGCGGCGGAAACTCCGTTGCGCTTAACCAGGGCGTCGCGTCGGGGTCTGGCTCGATTGCAATCGGCGGAAGCAGCACCGCGACCGCGTCGGCTCTTGGCGCTATCGCGATAGGCGCGGGCACCGCGAGCAATTCAAACGCGATTAGCATCGGCAACGGCACCGCGGGCGGGCTTAGTTCGGTCAATGTAGGTGGGCAAAGCGCATCGGCGGCAAACGCCGTCGCTATTGGGGTGGGTTCTAACGCTACGGGTATGGAATCGGTTGCGATTGGTAATAACACCGCAAACGCGCAACGGGCATTCGCAATCGGGTCTTATGCACTCGCGGACTTCGCGGGTAAATTTGCGCACGGTTCCTATTCCGCAAGGGGCGCGGGTAGTGGTTGGTCGCAATACGCTCGCACCGTTTTGTCGGCAAGTGCTACGGCAATCAATACAAACTACACACTAACATCGGACGGGAACGCGGTCGGGGCGTCGAACATTATTAACGTGCCTTTGTCTCGTTTGGTTACTTTCACAGCGACAGTGTCGGCGGGTCGGCTCGCGACTTTAGGAACCGAGTCGGCAGGGTGGGAAGTGAAAGGCGTAATTCGCCGCGGTAATACCGGAAACGTCGCGTTTGTTGGTACGCCAACGGTCACAAGTTTAGGCGGCACGGTGCCGACAGGTTGGACGCTCACCGCGACAGCAGACACGACAAACCAAGGGCTTGCGTTGGTTTTTAATATGGGCGCCACGGCAATGACAAACGTGTATGTAAGCGCGGCGGTGCATGCGTCCGAAGTCGCGATTTAATTTAACGATATAAAGGAAAAAAAATCATGGCAGATTACAACCAAACCGACGTCTCGGGCAAAAGCTGGCAGCGTTGCAACCAGGTACTAATTAGCAACCCGCGACACGGCGCGCCAATGGTGCGGCTAAGCGAAGAAGTTATCGTCGTCGCTGGCGACAAAGAGTTCGCCGAGTCTTTGCCCGGCATCCATTTCGAATTTGATCCAAACATCGTTATTCAAATGCGCAACCCCGAAACGGGCGAGGTGATCCCAGGGGCGACAATGACGGGCTTGCAAGTCTATGCGGCAATGTTCTCGCTTTATATTCAAAAAGCACAAGAGCGCGACGCACTAATCGCACCTTAAACCGCCGACGGGGATAACTAAACATGACACCAAAAGAGCGCCAAGAATTTATCGCCGACATCGCGCAAGCGCTCCGAGCGAACACCCCGTCGCTGTCCGAGGACGAAATGCAATGGGTAAAACTCGCAATTAAGCGCGAAGCGCAAAGCGTAAAGCTTCGCCAAGCGATCATCGAAAAAACATTATCGGCGCTCGTGCTCGTTGTTTTTGCCTGGGCGGGTTCGGTCTTGCTCGAATGGGCGAAAGCGCACGGTTTTAAACCTTGATACTTTCGCCGTCTTTGGATCCAAAAGAAAGACACTAAAAGGAACGCAAAATGCTACTTTCTATTTTATCCGCCCTCGGGGGCGGGCTTCTTCGTTTGTTGCCTGAAATTCTGAACTTGCTACACAAGAAAGAGGACAACACGCACGAACTAAAAATGCTCGACAAGCAATTTCAACTCGAACAGCTACGCAGCGACAACAAGGTGCGCGAAATCGAGGTGCAAGGCAATTTCGACCAGGTAATCGCCTTACTCGAAGCGCAAAAAACCGCGCTTCAAGGGCAAATGCAAAAGACGGGTGTTCGTATCGTCGACGCGTTAAATTTCCTCGTTCGTCCGGTCGTGACTTACGTTTTGCTCTCCCTTTATGTGTTGCACAAATTGGGCGGCGCGGTAATGCTTTACGCGACGGGCTCGTCGTTGTCGTCGGTGTTCGTGCAAATCTATTCACCCGACGATTTCGCTTTGCTCTCGGGCGTCTTGGCGTTTTGGTTCGTCGGTCGCGTTTTCGACAAAGTAAATAAATGAACACCCTCGACCAAGCGTTCGCCTTCGTCGCTAAGTTCGAAGGGTGCCGCCTTCGGGCGTATCAAGACATCGTCGGCGTTTGGACGATAGGGCACGGCGAAACGCTCGGCGTCGTGCCTGGCATGGTCTGGACGCAGGAACAAGCCGATAGCGCTTTGCGCCGTCGACTAATTTATTTTATGTCGGGGGTCTTGGCGCGTTGCCCTGGGCTTTCAGGAAATCGCCTAGTCGCTTGCGTGTCACTCGCCTATAACATCGGGCTTGGTGCGTTCGGGGCTTCGTCGGTTTGCCGACTCGCGAAGCGCGGCGAGTTCAACGCCGCGGCGGAAAAGTTTTTGCTTTGGAACAAGGCGGGCGGGCGGGCGGTTCGCGGCTTAACGATCCGCCGCACCGCCGAGCGCGACTTGTTTTTGATCCCCTAAATTTGCGGAAGATGCGGCGAAATAGGTTAAATTTGTGGGGCTTGCTTCTACTTGTGAAATTCCGCAAAAGTGTCTTAAGCCGTTGTTTTATATCACTTCCCGCCGTGGATTGTGATTCCTGTTGTCGTGGGTTCGAGCCCCATCGTCCACCCCAATATAATCAATGACTTAGCCCACTTTCGAGTGGGCTTTTTCATTTTTGCGGAAGATAAAAAGCACTTTTGCGGAAGATGATTTTATAAAATCGTTGTCTAATTAACTAACGACGCCACTTTTCGCTAATGCTTTGCGTATTCCTTCGCTTACATTTCCTTCACCAAGCTTTGCGGCAATCTCCAAGCTCTTTGCGTCAAGATACACGTTAACGCGCTTGCCTTCTTCCATTTGCTTTTGGAATCCGCGTTTATTTTTTTCCGATTTATTCATTTTCTTAATACCGCTTTTATTATTTTTAGGGATACGCCTAAGTCAATCATGTAGGACAGTGAAAACGAAACCGTCCCGCCTGTTTTATAGGCGATTCGGATTAACCGTTTCGCCTCTTTTTTATGATCTACCATCCTAACGAATCCGTCCAAGCATCAAAAGCATCATCACCCATGCGCGCATTCAATTCTTCTC